GTAGGAGCAAAACCAATGGCTGAATTGACCTTTAAGAGTGCCGGAGTAGCTACTCGCGAAATTGACTTAAGTGGACCGACTACAGTCAAACCGCAGGGAACACCTGCTGGCGTAATCGGCATGTCACTAAAGGGACGGGCTTTCGTTCCAATCACATTCGCTACGTATCAAGACTTCGTCGCCGAATTCGGAACTTCCGATGGCGAGAAGTTCGGTCCACTAGCAGTATACGAGTGGATGAAGAACTCTAGAGCAGGAACTTATGTAAGAACACTTGGTGTAGGGGATGGTAATCGAAGAACTACCAGTTCTCCTAATGCTGGGCGAGTTACTAACGCTGGATTCAGTGTTGGTGCTGAGCAACCCCAGTCTAATGGTCTCCTGGGTGAAAACGCCTTTGCCGGTCCTTCGGCAGGCATTCCAGCTGAGCAGGCAACAGCAATTATAGAAATAGCCGGCGGGGCCGGTGCCATTGCAGGCACACTGACATCAATCGAGCTTTTAGATATAGATAATGATCCTATAACCATTACGATATCAGCCACCGGCCAAAATACAGCAGGTGCTGATACAGTCGACTTAAACGATGGTAGTGGTAATGCTGCTGAACTGGAATTAGCGATAGGTAATGATTTTATCGCCGGATATGCCTCTATTGCTAATGCAGAAACAGCACTTCAAAATCAGACATTGACCATTCATGATAAAGATGGTGATACAGATTACCACTTTGTGATTGACCCTCTACAGAATGTAAATCAATCAAATTCAACAACAATTGGTATTCAAGATTTGGCTGACACTCAGGCAAATCCGCATGCTTTCGGTGCCCAAGCCGGTTTTGCTGGAGACTCTGTGGCCAATGCATTGGACTTCGACGCCGCATTGAACAAGGCACCAGTTCATAACTTTATGGCTGCAGTCCTAACAGCACTTGGTAATACTGACTATGTATTGGGCACTCCAGTCTGGTCACCCAACATTACACATGCCGCCACATGTACTGTCACTGCAGATTCTGTAGGCGCCTATAGTGACCCTGATGATCAGGAGATTGCAGGTGGCCTTGTAACAGATCCCACTCATGGCTCCCCCGCGGCGGCTGATAGAGGAATTAGATTCCTTAATAGCCTTGGCACCAATGAGAACGAGTTTGATAACGGCGTAGATGCAAGGACAACAGCAGAAGAACTACAGGATGATTTAGTAGCACTTATTAATGATGCAAGTTCTACCGGTACTCAAGGTGGTTCCGCTACAATGACAGCCCTTGCGGTTCTAAATAACGGCAATCCCTCGGTTCAGTTGACACAGGCAGGCGCCGCACCGGCAGGTGTTGTACTTGGCAATACAGCCATCACCGAAGGTGGTGCCGGCGATGCTAACATTATAGTTGATGCAGAGTTTGCTGGTGGCATCGCGGCAATCGGCCAGGTTGCTCCAGCACTTGGGCGTACATACTTCCTTGGTTGCCTTACAGAAGAAACTGCAACATCAAATCTCTTTTCTGATGCAGGTATCTCTGTAGATGGAACAATAATTTCAGATGAGCAGGCTGCACCGATACTACGTGGTGTTATATTAGCACCATCCGGTGTATTGCTCTCACTATCAAGTTCATATTACCAAGGTGGTGACAATACTCCAGATAATGGAAACAATGCTCCTTCCTCAGAAGCTCGAGGCCAGTTTGGTACAAACACAGCCACTGATGATGGTGGGTACATGTGGGGCACAGTAAATAGAGCAAATGCAGGACAACAGTTTGTTATGCTATTGAATGGCCATGTTAACACCCCTGCCCACCCAAACATTCTTACTGCATCACTTGACCCTGTTGCACCAGATTACTTTAGGAATATCTTTAATACTGACCCATCTTGCACTGAGAAAGCTGGTCACTGCTTATATACCTCATGGGATGTACACACAAATCATGGTGTTGCTGGTGGTACTGGCATTATTGATGTCGACTACCTATCAGGCGGGAACTACGGTAATCTAACTGCAGCTTCAATGACAGATATGGTTGAAGCCGCATTCCTGGTAACAGGATCATTGGCCCGCGATGATGGTACGAGTATAATTCCGAACCCAGAATGTTTTGAAGATAGATATCGTACCGCAAAGTCGCCATGGGTAACATCACAGAAGTTCGGTGGCAAGGTAAAGAACCTATTTAAGATTCATGCCCTAGATGATGGTACTGCAGGTAGTAATGGATTCAAGATTTCTATCTCAAGTATTGCTGCATCAAGTAATGAATCAACCGACTTCGGTACATTCGACTTATTTGTTAGAGCAATGGAAGATGATGATGATAACATCGTTGCACTTGAAAAGTTCTATAAACTGAGTATTGATCCAACATCTGAGCGCTATATAGCCAGGGTGATTGGTGACCAATACACCTATTATGATTTTGATAAGCCTGAAGGTTCACAAAAACTAGTAATAGATGGGATTCATCCTAACCGATCCAAGTATATCCGCGTTGAGATGGCTGGTGAAGTTGACAGAAATACAATTGATGACTCTGCATTACCAGTAGGCTTCCGTGGTCACAACCACCTAGTAACCTCAGGTACTGTTGATGCAACATCCGCTGGTGCATCTTCTGCAGGCTCCCCTGGATTCCTGGCAGACAGTCTCCTTAGTTCTTCTCCAATGGGCCTTGATCAAACAGACGACAGTGAAGTATTATTCACAACCGACCCACTAAGCGAAATAGTGCAGATCCCAGTTCCAATGCGGCAGGACATTACAACAGGGCAAGATCCCAGAAGAAAAGCTAGTAGCAATCTACACTGGGGTGTCCAGTTCCAGGTTAATGATGATCCAGTTGAGCCGAATAAGAGTAGGGTATTTGACAAGTCAATTTATGGACTGACCAAGTATTTCCCTGACTTCCATGATGGATGGTTAAACCTATCTGTTGGCGATAACGCAGGTACTCCTGATGATACACTCGACGGGTTGGTTTCAGTACTAGACTCCGATAGATTCAACCGAAATGCTTTCTCACTTGAAAATGTTGAGGTTCAAGGTATTGACCTCGAATCAGGGCTGCTCGATAATAAGAAGTGGAATGAGGCTGTATACCGTAGGGATGCAGAGGCAACCGGCGCAACTTCATGGGATACACATACCCCTCGCCTTCTTGGTGGTGCACACTTCCAAGAAGATTTCTCAAGCATTGCTGCTAGAAAGTATCGCAAGTTTAGTTTCTTCCTACAAGGTGGATTCGATGGTTTGAATATTCTAGACAAAAATAAAGCCAAGATGACTGATCTTGCATGCCGTAGAGAAATGTTAGATTCCCAACAACAAGGTGGTGTTGATGGACCAACAGTTGCATCATACCGTAAGGCCCTCGACGTAATGGCTGAAAAAGCTGATGTTGATATTAAATTGCTGGCAATTCCAGGCCTCAGAGATGCATCTGTTACAGAGTATGCAATTGATACCTGTGAGGATCGCTTCGACGCAATGTTGATTATGGATGTTATTGAACGTGATGATGTAAATGATTTGGTTGAAAATAAAGCCGATCAAGTTATTAGCGTTTCAAACACTGTAGAGGATCTGCTTGGCAGAAACCTTGATACATCATTTGCCGCAGCATACTTCCCAGATGTGGTAGTACCTGACCCGGCAACGAGAACAAACGTATTATGCCCACCATCAGTTGCAGTCTTGGGTGCCTTTGCACTTAACGATGCAGTAGCACATCCGTGGTTTGCCCCAGCTGGTTTCACAAGAGGTGCCCTTGCTAGGGTTGTAGAGTCCCAGGTTAAGCTTAATAGAGCAAACCTTGATGCACTATATGAGGCGGATATCAATCCTCTCTCAGCCTTCCCACACACTCCTGGAGTTGTGGTCTGGGGCCAGAAGACACTGCAAGCCGCTAAGAGTGCACTTGATAGGGTCAATGTACGTCGTCTACTCATTGAGATTAGGCGCCAGGTTAAGCGAGTCGGAAATACCCTCTTGTTCGAACCAAACCGGGCAGAGACGCTAGCACGCTTCTCGAACGCGGTCAACCCGATCCTTCAAAGGATCCAGCAACAGCAAGGTCTTGATAAGTTCAAGGTTGTAATTGATACAACAACAACAACCCAAGCTGATGTTGAAAACAACACTGTGCGCGGGAAGATTTTCTTGCAACCAACACGTACTGTGGAATTCATCTCTTTGGATTTCGTGGTTACAAACGCTGGAATGGAAGTATAATTCTTTCGAAGAGAATAATTAGATATGTCACAAGTTTATAGGAGAATTTAGACATGGCCGAAACACTATCCGTTACTGATATGCTTCCCAATAAGTTTGAGCCGAAGCGCAAATTTAGATGGGTCTTTGCAATCGAGGGAATCGATGCATTCTTAATGAAGACTGCCGCTCGCCCGACTATTAATACTGCTTCACAAGAAGTTGCGTATATGAACTCAACAAGGTTCCTTGCTGGAAAAACAAAGTTTGATGCAATTTCTGTAACGCTGCACGATCCTATTGCTCCCTCGGGTGCACAACAGGTCATGGAATGGGTTCGTACTCACTTTGAATCTGTGTCTGGTCGCGCAGGTTATGCTGATTTTTATAAGCGTGATTGTCAACTCAAACTGCTTGATCCTGTTGGAACCGTAGTTGAACTATGGGACCTCAAGGGGTGCTTTCTTGAGTCTGCTGCTTTTGGCGAATTAGATTATGCGGGTGAAGATCCCACTGAGGTCGCAATTACAATTCGTTTTGACAACGCTGTCCTACAGTACTAGCACTCTTCTATATACTACTGTAAATCAGTAACTAGGTCTCAAAAGCCCTCCAGTGGAGGGCTTTTGTCTTTTTTAATAGTTTACAAGAAATTCTTGTATGGTGATATTTAATATGCACGTGCATGAGGCACAATTACGTAATTAATTGATTGATGGAGAAAACTGTGTCAGACGAAACAAAGACTAGCAAGACAGAATCTAGGGAAGATAAGAACCAGATATTTACGTCGTCCGCATCAGAGGCAATGCCACGCCGAAATGTAATGAAGGAAGACTTTGGTTATGAAGTTCCAGTAGAGGCGGTACCACTTCCGTCAAGAGGTAGGGTATATCCACCAGATAGCCCATTACATGGCCAAGAAACAATTGAGATTAAGGCAATGACAGCTCAGGAAGAGGATATCCTTACGTCTCGTGCATTGATTAAGAAGGGTACGGTAATTACACACCTTCTTAAATCATGTATGATTGATAAGCGGATTGATCCAAATGATATGATTGCAGGTGATCGTAACGCTGTTATGACTGCATTAAGAATTACAGGCTACGGTCAGGAGTATAATGTTGAAGTAGACTGCCCGGCATGTAGTACAAGATCAAAGCAGGCTTTTGACTTGGCTAGCCTACCCATTAAGAGGTTGGAAATTGACCCTGTTGCAGAAGGCGCTAATTTATTTGAGATTACACTTCCCGTAACAAAGAGGGCTGTAAGATATAAATTTCTAGATGGCAAAGATGAAGAAGAAATTATGATAACTTCTGAGCGTCAAAAGAAGGTAGGCCTTCAGGGCGAAAATCTTGTAACTACACGCCTTAAGCATGCTATAGTCTCTATTGATGGAACAACCGACAAGGGGAAAATTGGATTATTCATTCGAAATATGCCAGCAAGGGATTCGTTGGTTCTTCGAAAGCATATTGATAAAAACGAGCCAGGAATCGATATGAAGTCATGGATGGAGTGTCCAAGTTGTTTCGAAAGCTCGGAGGTGCGCCTGCCCTTGGGCGCCACGTTTTTTTGGCCTGACGCCGAATGATAAAGAGATATTTCTCGAACATACATTTTTGTTAATGTATTATATGGGATTCACATATAGTGAATGCTATAAGATTCCTATCTGGCAAAGAATATGGTTCATTAAGAGAATCAATAAAGAGCTGAAGGCATCTCAAAATAATGACCAGGGCAGCCGGGCTGCCCATCATAATACCCCAGATGCTCGTTCGATGATGGGTCGTGCACGTTCCCAAGTTCCTTCTAAATTAAGGCGCTTTACATAGTGCACCATAGTTATTGATAGTAAGGGGTGATGAACATGAGCCAAACAAAAAATAATACTTTTAATGCCACAGTGGCCGCACATATTCTTGGTAAAAAGACAAGTGTAAAACTATCAGGTTCCCCGGAACGTGTAGGTGCAACAAAGGATGTAATTGTTGCATCTAAAGAGCTATATGAGGCATTATGTAATAATAATTCTACCTTTGAGCTTGTAACAGAGCTGCTGACAAAGAAGAATAAAGCCTCCCAGAGATTCCAAGATATAATGGGTGTCCCCTGGGTGTTATAACGTCGGCCTGAAATCTGGTCACCAACCTATTTACTTAGTGAGGCGTATCAAGATGGAGATTACCCTGAATGGCTGACGATCTTAATAAACAGTTAGGGATTCAAACACAGATCAATAAAGTCCTTGAACAGAGGACTAAGGTTCTTGAAGCTCAAGCCGGATATTTGTCCGGCCAGACCAAGATGGCTCAAGAATTGTGTAAGGCCCTTGACTGCTCTGATCTTGAAGATATGGAGGAGCGCCTTAACGGTATTAAAGCCGGGATGGAAGAGGCTGCCCAAAAAGCCGGCGAAATGGGAGACAGTACTTCCGAAGCACTCCAAAATGCGTCAGACGCTGCTGGAAAGGGTGGGCTTTCTGGTATGCTGGGTGGGGTAACTAAGCATCTTACGGCTGGTAAGATGGCTGCAGTTGGTGCCGGTGTTGGTATGATAACCGGCCTAAAGGGCGCAGCATCACAAGCAAAAGGCCTAGTCAAACTTTTAGGTAGCACTACCAAAGGCTTTTTTAGTATTGGTAAGTCAATAGTTGCGCTGCCATTTGATATCCTTGGTGGCCTAATATCTCAGGCCAATGCTCTCTATAGTGGTATGAGTCCCCTACGTGAAGCCATAGAGGACGTGCGCGAAGAGTTTGGTGATCTATCCACGGGCGCCGGCGCCGCAGTCATGGGGTCATTTCGAGATATGCAATCAGAGGCAGGCAACCTAGCTGGTTCTGGTCGGTCATTGGCCAGTGTTTTTGGTACAGGCCCAGGTGGCGCAGCTGCTGCATTGAAATATATGCATGAGAATGCTTCCCAGATGGGGGCAACATTTAGTGTCCTTAAAGATCAAGTCGAAAAGATGGGGGCTTCATTTGTAATATTTGGCAAGGGTCTCGGCCTGTCAGGTGAAGCTATGAAGGGCATTGGTATCAATGCTAAGGCTAGTGGGAAGTCATTAGAAGAGTCACTAAATGAGACTGCAAATTATGCAATCCAAATGGGTAAGCAGTTTGGGTTTTCTGCAAAAGAGATCGGAAAATCCATGGGCGAAATGTCCAAGGATGTAGCAAACTTCGGAACGTTTGCACCAAAAGAACTTGCAAAAATGTCAGTATATGCCAAGAAGCTTGGTATTGATATCAAGGCTCTCACTGGTGTCATTGATAAGTTTGACAACTTTGAAGATGCTGCAAAGAGCGCGTCAATGTTGGCACAGTCATTTGGTATGAATATCGATGCCATGGCCATGATGAATGAACAAGATCCTGCTAAACGAATCGATATGATGAAGAAATCATTCGATGCAACTGGCAAGAGTGTAGAAGACCTTAGCCGACAGGAATTGAAATTATTAGCCAGTCAAATGGGCCTTTCCGAGGAAGCAGCCAAGGCAGCATTATCAGGTGATGCGGATTATGATGAAATAGCAGAAGGTGCCGACAAGGCTGAAGATTCCGCACTTGCTCAAGCCGATGCTATGAAAGAGCTATCAAAATCAATTAAGAAGGTTTTTGATAGCGGAAATCAAAGTACCAGTTTCTTCGGCGCTCTTATGGACGGCTTTACCCAGGGTGTATCTCGTACAAAAGAATATAGGGATATGCTGCGAAATATCCATAAATCAATGAGAATTGTGTGGAGATTAGGCAGAGATTTAGGCAAAGCATTTGTTCAGCTTTTTCCAGGTATAAAAGATATTCTGGGTGGAATAGCTGATATGTTTAATCCTGCAAGGTTTCAAAAAATGGCCGACGGGGTAAGGAATGCATTTAAGAAAGCTTTTGATCCTAAAACTGGAAAGCTAAGTATGGAAAAACTTTTTGCAGGCCTTTCATCAACATTTAGTGAATTTTTTGGATCTGGTGGCAAGGCATGGGCAAAGATATGGGGCGGCATGAAGAAAATGTTCGCCGCTATAGCATCTGGAATGATCAAGATGATACCTCTTATGATAAAAGGTATGGCCATGATGATCCAGAAGCTGGCAGACTGGCTAGCTAAACCAAAGAAAGAGGGTTCTGGGCAATTCGGTACGGCAATAAAGGCTGCATTTGTTTCAGCATTTGAAACGCTAAAGGAAGCATTACCACAACTTGTTAAGGCAATGGGGAATCTTCTTAAGGTATTATTCGAGAAGCATGGTGGAACAATTGCAAAAGTAGGTGCTGCTGTAGGTGCCATTATGCTAGGAAAAATGCTTTTGATAATGGCTCTTAGTGCTGTAAAAGGTGCCATTGCTGGCAAAGTTATAGGTATCTTTTCTAAATTCTTTGGTAGCGCTACTAGTGGTGCCGCATCCCAGATAGGTAGTGGTGCTGATGCAAAGAAGATGGGCAAATCGTTAAAGGGTGGGTTTGCACCTATGGGTGACGGCCTCCGCGGATTTTTTGAATCTATTTCGAAAATAAGTCCTGGCCAGGTTATTAAGACAGGACTTATACTAGCACTATTGGTTGTACTGATGGGTGTTTCTTTAATAGCATTCGCGGCAACAATGGTTATTGTTGCAAGGATAGTAGCTACTGTTCCATTCGCGGCCCTGGCTAAAGGGATGTTCGCATTAGTTGGTGCTGCTGTTGCAATAGGTGCCCTGCTATTGGCAACTGCCCCACTAGGTAATCAAGCAGGTCTAGCAGCTATGGCAATGTCTGGCCTTGGTATGTTAATGGGTGCCGTCCTCCTTGGGGTTGCAGGGGTTGCATATGCACTTTCCCTTGTTGTCGTTACCAAGGCAATGAGTGCAGTTAACCCGACGGCCGCAATCGTTTCACTGGCAGTTATGGCCGCAGCCGCAGCCGCAATGGTAGCGCTGGTCGTCGCAGGTGCATTGTTAGCAACCCCACTAACTGCAATTGCTGTTGTGGGCTTAATTGCAGGTAATCTATTATTGATGGCAGCAGCAGCCGGCTTTGTCTACACATTAAATGTGGTAGCACAACAGGTTCGAAAAATTAAGGATCCTGTTGGGGCTGCATTAGGTTTTGCTATGATGGCAGGGATGGTTGTTGCCATGGCCGTGATGGCGGTTGCCCTAGCATACGGCGCAATTGCATTTACTGCTGGATTGGTTGGGATGATCCCATTATGGATATTCCTTAAGGCACTTCCAAAAGTAATGGAATGGGTAGCTACATCTGCAAAACAATTAATGTCAACAGGCCTTGATTGGAAGACTGCTGGGAAACAATTCCTTGGCCTTGCTGCTGTTGTAGGATCACTATTGCTAATTGCAATTGTTGCAGCCCTAGGAATTCAGGCATTTGCGGTTGGAACAATAGGCCTTATTGCTGCCGGTGCATTCGTATTTGTACTACCCTATATTGTTGATCTAATTGGTCAGTCTATGGAAACGTTGTTGGGGTTTGGATTAGACTGGGCAGCTGCAGCTAAACAATTCCTACAACTAACATTGGTATTTGGGACATTGGGAATCCTTGCTGCTATAGCATCATACACTGGTGTGATTGCGGCTGTTGGTGCCGTTGGGCTATTATTAATGACACCCTTCCTATACGGTTTGCCAAAAATTGTTGGATGGATAGCAGATATATCAAAGACGATGGCAGAGGCTGCAGATCCATTAAAGATTGGTAAACAGTTCTTAGGGCTGTCTGCAGTATTTGCGCTAGTTCAACTTCTAGCTATAACTGCTGTTGCAGCAGGTGTATTTGGTATCTTCGGTGCCGGTGGTATATTACTACTTAGCGTATTTTTTAAGGCAATGGACTTATTTCTTTTACCCTGGTTACCAATAATCAGAACCGGATTAGATGCTGCCGGTGATATGGTATCCTTGGCTAAAGATATGGTAGCCCTGGCTGTTATTGTAGGGGCATTAGGGTTTTTAGCAGTCGCATCAATTTTATTAGCACCATTTGCTCACCCAATGGTAATGTGGGTTGCAGAAAAAGGATTCCAGGCTGTTTCCAAACTTGCAGATGCTGCTATGAAGTATCTTGCACCGGCATTAAAAACGATATCAGACACAGACATGGGTGATCCGACTGAGGTTTTGAAAAAGACCCAAGCACTAGCAACCGTTATTGGTGCTGTTGCAAGTATGGGTGATATCGTTATAAAGATAGCTGCATTACAAGTCCTATCAAATGCTACAGGCAGTGAACAGGATATCCTTAAAGGCGCCGCAGACTTTATGGAAAAAATGATGATGGGTGCGATGGTGCTAATTGTTGTCCTTGTTAAGGTAACAAAGAATATGAAGGAAAGCCAGATCAAAAAACTAGAGGCAATCGGGAGTGTCCTTGGTGCGGTAGCAAACTTGATGACGGCAATCCAGCCTCCACCTGGTTTATTTGAGGTAATGTCTTCAATGGCCGGTGGCTTCTTTCCACAGAAGGTGGATGTTAGTGCTATTATGACATCATATGCAACAGTAATGAAAGATATTATGGGTTCAATGATGGACCTTGTTGTTCCAATGATTGAAAAAATGATGGCAATCGATCTTGGCCCGAAACCAGAAGCAACCAAGAAGAAAGCAGAAGCCATAGCTGCAGTTATGGATGCTGTCGGCAAGATGGGTGGGGTTCTTGGTGCAATGGCAGGTGGGGTTGTTGAAATGAATAAGGAGCAACAGCCGTTCTTTGGATCAGGCCCGACCATCGAGGAAACAATAACTTCATATATGAATGTTGTTGAGAAAATTATGGGTGCAATGAAAACCCATATTCCTGTAATTGTAAAAACAATAACCGACGCTGCTGATGCAGTGGGTGGAAAACCCGAAGAAATGAAGCCAAAACTTGAGGTTGTATCACTAGCAATGAAATCGCTATCAGATTTTGCAGGTGCCTTAGGTTCTATGAGTGGTCAGATACCAGAGCCAGGGTGGTTTGAGTCTGATGAGGATAATCTTAAGGAATTCTTTGCGACGACAGAAAAAATTGTTAATGCAGCAATTGATTATATTCCCAGGATCGTTAATTCACTATTGGGTATTAAGATAGCAAATCCAGAAGTAGCAGCTCAAAAAATGAGCGTAATATCAGATGCTATGGGTGCCGTTGCCAATTTTGCAAAGGTAATGGAACCCCTCAAGGGTATGACAGCAAATGAAGTATATACTGCATATGGGCCGGCGCTTCAGGGTATAAACTGGATAATGGGATATGAAAGTTCAGGGGTTGGTAAAACAGTCCCAGAGTTGATGACTACACTGACAGCAATGGAAGTTGGAAGCTCTAGCGAGATTATACCAAAGATTGAGAGCCTAACTGCTACCTTGAAGCCAATGAAAGATTTTGCCCGTGGGTTTAAGCAATTTATGGGAGTCGTAAAAGGACTCAAGACAGATGCAGTTACAAATGTAGTAGATCAATTCGCCCATGTTTTGGAAGAGATGGAGTATATGCATGACACATTGGCCACCGGCATCCCGACTATTGATCTCGGAGGCGTATTAAATGCCTTTGGTGAAAATATGTCAATATCCACAGAGAAAGTTACCGTTAACAATAAACCTATCAACGTTACCGTTAACCTAAGCCTATCCATGGATGCTGATGAGATTGCACAGGGACTTTCAAAACGAAAAGGTAAATATAGCTTAGCCCTTTCAAGAAGCAATAGCAATCCAGTTTCAGGTACAACAGACATGAAGGGACTACAATAGGAATAGACAATGAGTAATGATAAGAAATTAGAAGAAAAAAATGTATATGAGCTACTCAATACCACCGGTCAAATGGATAAGATAATAGACCTGTTTTCAGAAGCATCAGATGAAGAGGTACTACCAGAACATCGCCAAATTATAAAAGATAATGTTAAAACCATCGCGTCACAATTAGATAAGATGATAGTTATCTTAAAAGAAGTTAATGATGATCCAGAGAAAAAGAAGGCTCTCTTAAAAGAGCTTGAAAGAAGAAAACATGATATACCTGTTGCTAAAGATAGCAACGAGTAGGAGAACGTAAGTGAGTAACCCTAAAGAGCCATTTGAAGGACAACAATATGGGCCAACATACCAACCTAAGGGTTCTGGTAATGAGGTCGGAAATGTGCCTGAAGGCCTTAAAGAGGGTGATGATCTACCTGCTACCGGTGATGCAGATGAAAATGGATTTAAGGGTGCATCACTTGAGAGACTTGGCGATTATTTAAGCAATCGCGTAAAGGACCCTCAGTCAGGAAACTATTATCGTGTGGTTGGTGGGTCCAATGAGGCCCCTAATCATAGGAATGTTGAAACAGTCCCGGATCCTCGAGGGGCAGCTGCTGGGGGCCCATATCAAGCAACACCTCCTGTGGTTGACCACTATGGAAGTGCTGCCGTAGGTATTGATAAGGAGAGTACTCCTGGTACATTTATAGATGAAATGTTGTCAAAGTCCGGTGAGGGCGATGGCATGTTTCAGGCACAACATTTTATTAGGACAGGCGAGGGTGATTATGCTTCTGCAGGCATGCCGACTGAGGGTGCCCCAGACGTTATAGCTGTAGAGAAGATATTAGAAAAGCGAGCTCATGGCCCAGGTCATACGCTATATGCTGACGTTAATAAATCAACCGAAGATGAAGATGGCGCAACACTAATACAACAAAGAACTTCTGCAATATTGAAAAATAATCGATTTCATCCTGGTACCAGCTCCCCATATCTTAGAGACGGCGCATGGGGTAGAGCTGGTAATGCAAAAGGAACAATGGGGACACAGCAGATTGAGCTTGGTAAGTACAACCCGGAGGCTCTAGCTTTTGATGCTGAAGAAATGATGAAGTTAGGCCGTGCATTAATCTATACTGCAACAGGCCATGGCAAATTTGATCCTAATACATTTGGTTTATCAGATCTTGCGGTACTCCCAAATGCAGCGCAGCTAGCTATTCCACTATTACATGTAGAGACTGCAGACTTATCTGCTAGAAATATAACTGATCATATTGATGGGGAGTGGGAACTAGGCGGAAAAAGTGAATATCTGTTAAACACCGGTGAAGCTGGTGCAGAAGGCCAATATGAAGATACAGTATATGGCGATGGCCACAGTAATAACCGCCTAACATATGGCCAGTTAAACTCACACCTTGAACCTTTCGCCGGCCCGCTTCCATTGGGTATGGTGATCCTTGCTGCAACATCCCTTATATCAATGCTAGCCCTGACTGTTTTGATTCGGCTAGCAATACTGGCCAGTACAAACCCATTTGAGGTACCGCCAAATACTCCTGAGCAGGAAAACCCAACGACACTACCAAAAGGTAAGTCACGCCAACCCTCAGTAGCTAATTTCTTTTATGACATTCTTGGTATCCCTATTACTGAGGCCCCACTATCATTATCTATGGAGCGTGGCCTTGCTGCATTTTATGGATTTGATAAAGCCCTGGGGGATATGACGGCCCAAGATATAATTGATTCGGCACAAAATCTTGCCACCTCTTCTGGATATTATGCCAGTGTTATGAGACAGGTTGTTAGGGATCTTGAACAAACAGAAAAAGCAATAATGAACTTCCCGACAGGAGGAGTTTTATCAGCGGTAAACGGAGCACTAACAATTATTACAGAGTTTGCTTCGTCGACCTCTTTTAGGTTTTTAATGCAGATGGGATCCTTGGGGGATATTATAATAGCATCTGAAACTTATTCACGCGCCCCGATGGGAAGAGATCTAGATAAGATTCCTGAGAATCCTGGTACAAGGGTTGGAAAATCCAGGGCAAAAATTGATTCAGGCCAATTAGTCTGGAGGCAATCCGCATTGCCCAGCCGCTATCTTATGCCGGCATCAATGGGTATAGCTAGTATCGGTTGGGGAATGACAAAAACCCAGGGTGCTGATGGCATGGTAGCCGAGAGTCCGGCAATCGGGGGTAAGATAGTCCACACTGATGTTGCGGATGTAAATAAAGGGCAAGTAGCATCAGATGATAAGGGTGAAACAGGAAATCCAGATTTTACCCCAGTACAAAATGGTAGGCTATCACAAGCGTATGTCAAACATGTTGAGGACTTATTTGAACTAGAGTACGTACCATTTTATTTTCATGATCTTAGAACAAATGAAATTTTAGGATTCCATGCATTTATAGAAAGTATAACAGATGACTATTCACCAGATTATAATACTGTTAGCAGTTACGGCAGGGTTGATGATATAAGGATCTGGAAAAAAACTAGTCGATCTATGAATCTAACATTTTGGGTCGCAGCAACAAGCCCTGAAGATTTTGACGCAATGTGGTTCGACATCAATAAGCTAACAACAATGATATATCCTCAATGGTCCAGGGGTACATCACTCCAGATGGCTAGCGGCGATAAAATTGTAATGCCTTTTTCACAAGTCCCAATGGCTTCTCCACTTATTAGGCTCCGTTTAGGTGATCTTGTAAAGACAAATTATTCACGATTCAACTTGGCCCGCCTCTTCGGCCTGGGTCAGCCTGATGGCCTATTTGATCTTTCTGCCACCATCGCCGACTTAAAGAAAGCTAGTGAGGCTGCAGCTGATAACGTTACAAAGGCGAAAGCAGATGCAATTGCTGAGTTAGTAAGTGGTACCGTTAAAGGCAAGATAGACGATGGGAATGGCAATTCTGTAACCCCACCTCCACCAAAATCAGCTGAGGAAGGGACAGCAATAGGTGTGTTGGCTGTTGGTAACAAGGTCATTGTTGAGCCTGAGATAAGTGGTTATTTATTTAAGGAGCCGGCAGAAGATAAGAAGAAACGTTGTACACTAATTGATACAGTAACATGTACAATTGAGGAAATAGCCGTTAAGGGTGGTTCTCCTGTCTCTATTCCTGGCCTACCTTCCCCTGAAGGGCAACCCTATTGGCATGTAAAGATAACCGACGAAAAACTTAAAAAGAAATATGACCCGAATGATTATGGGTTTTTTGTTCCCTGGGCAAGATTAGTAGCCCATCCAGATGTCCTGGCCGAAATGGCGGAGACAGAAAAGGGTGTAACAGATGCATATGCAGCAGATAAAGCTGCTAAAGAAGCATATCAAGCCGGCGGCCCTAATAAGTTCTTTGGTCCTGATGTTAATGCGATTGTAAGGTCATTTGAGTCTGCAGGTGGTCGAGGCTTAGCTGGGCACATAACTAGTTTAAGTCTTGGCTATGACGGTGCTCCATGGGAGACCCGCCGATTAGGATCAAAAGCTCCTATGTGGGTTAAAGTAACAATGGGCTTTGCTCCAATCCATGATATACCTCCTGGCTTAGACGCCGACGGCTTTAATAGAGGAGCTATTTATAATGTTGGTAGGGCTATGAATGCTTTAGCAGGTGATGATATTCATGGTGAAAACTTTAATGATGCCAGCGAAGAAACCCGCCAGTCAGCAGCACAACAAAATCGTGCAGATCTCGTAGACCCAGAAGAAGATGAGGGTGGTAATGCCGGTGGTTTTGGTATATTTGGGTAAGGGATAAATTATGGCAATTAATCGATATGACAGAACAGACCTAATGAATCGTGGTAAGCAGCTTGCTACACCAGAGAATATTAGAAGAATTCAAAAGGCAGTTCGCCGAAATAATGTCATTACAAAACCGATTATCCTTAAGGAGGGCGAGCGCCTGGACCACCTTGCTGGTAAAGTATATGGAAATGGTCAATTATGGTGGGTAATAGCCGCAGCCAGCGGGATAGGTTGGGGACTTCAGGTACCTCCCGGGACAAGGATTCTGGTACCAACTGACCTATCCGGAATTGCAATGTTGGTGTCATAATGGGCGCTGCTGATAAGAACCCTACATACAAGGCCGACTTAGACAAGGCCACAGCAGCCTTAGGAAAATACTTCGGTGTTCTTAGCAAGGATGACTTTCTAGGCAAATTAACTGCACTAGAAAATCTAGACAGCACCGCGTTGACCGACCCGGCAAAGCCCAACGCCCCCTCAGTACAAGAAATTTTAGAGATGTCGCCCCAGGCTAATATAGCCAAATTTTTTCTTACAGTGTCTGAGGGCGCGCACCTTACAAAAGATATTATCGCAAAGCTTGAGACGTACGTAACCGATGGTGTCGATTTTGGTGATGGTAAAGATCCTGCAGTTGTTACAGGTGATGCAGCAAAAATAAAGGGTTGGTTTGATATCATATATGAACCTGCTGTTTTCGAGGCAAATGCTAAGGCAAAAGAGTGCTGTTGTATTATTCATCCTGAAAATACGGTACCAGCTGATAGGGTAGGAAAGCCGGCCTCAATGAGAGAGATGGTTACGCCTGTAGCACCCAATCCTGATACTCCTAAAAATCCTGGTGCTACAAAGGATGAAGAAGGCACGCCCCCTATAGGAGTTAACTCTGCACCAGATGCACCTACATCTGCTGCTCCTTCATTAGCAGCATTTATGGTACACCCTGCCAGGTTGTCTCCTGCACATAGGGACACCGGTGCGGTTTCCTTATTTATGAACTTGATTCCCACTATCGAACTGAGTAGGTGCGTTCCATATCTCAATATCCAATTTATAAATAATCAACCTGCATTAGATGACAAAGGCCGACCATCAGGAATGGCATTATACACATTCCTACAAGGCCGAAAGCAGGTTGACGGTGGCGCCGATGGCGTCGATGGCCAGATTCTTGGTGGTGTGCCAGTGGGTATGGGTATGCTCATGGGTGATGATGAAGAAGCCAAGAAAATGTCATATGCCGGCATGGAATTATTCACAGTACCACAAAGTATGATAAATGCTGATGAGCCAGAGTTTGTTGTATTTGCAGACTACACAACAACAGACCCTAAAACAGGAGTACAATCAACCGAAGCAGATGCCATCGGCGGACCACGTTCCGCACCAGTTATTGATAAGTTTAGACCATTTGCATCAGTTGATGGTCTAGGCGTTAGTGTTACCCCAGCCGGTGGTATGATGTGTCATAAAACTGCTGAGATGAATGTTACACTTCATGACAGATCTAGATTGGGTGAGATATCTGAATTTGTCCGACCAGCATTATACGGCGGTACCCATATGTTAATAGAGTATGGGTGGTCTCATCCTGACGGCGGCCCAAGTTCAACGAATCCAATAGGTCAGTTTCTAAATGCATTAAGGGTAAAAGAGAAATACCAAGTTGTGAACTCTGATTTTAAGTTTGATGATGCAGGCCAGGTATCAATAGGATTGAAGCTCAGTATGCTCGGCCTTGTTGATATTGATAAGGGGACGATTGGCTCAGATGACACGATAGGTCAGGCGAAAAAAGAAATAGAGAAGCTGACGAGAGTAATAAGGCAGATAAAAAGAAAAGTATCAGGTACTAAGAGTGGTGCAAAAAGTGTATCTGGCACTGATTTTCTAGGTAAGGTATCCAGCTTTAATAGTTCAATGCAACTTGATGCTGACACAATAAAAGAAATCCAGGCCTATATGAAAAAAAGCAAAGATGCAGAAGCCGGTTCAACAGGCGAGGAGCTAAGAGGTGCACTGGAGGGTCTTCTGGGTGAGGACGTTGATGGTACAGGTGGTAAGGTCGGATCTTTACATACAACAATAGCCAAGATTATTAATGCTCGTGTATCTTTGTTGTTGGATCCAGCTTCTGGGGATCCATTCTTTCGCACGATAGGATGTGCACCTAATGATGATGTAGAACGAAAGTTTGTAAGGGTCCAAACTCCTGGTACCTATAGGCTGGATTTTGATAAGGATCATTGGAAATTTCCAGAAAGCATGTTAGGCTACGTTGATGAAAAAGTAAGTAAGAGGACTTTCGTTTCTCTTGGCAAACTGTTATCAGTTTTTGTTGGTGCCCCACTAGTCCAAGAATCTAAACATGATGAAATTCAGTTGATTTTCTATTCATTCAATCCATATGCATCTTATGTAGCCGATTGGAATATAGCACAATACCCAATTGACGTGGATGAATTTTATAAGGAATTTAAGAAAATAACAAAAACAGATCCTGATATGTCTATTCGCAGGTTTATAGGGTTTATACAACGCAACTTTATATCTGCACAACACGCATATGCATGGGGTATTGCCGACCAGTTCAAGGAAGGTGAAGATGGAAACAGGGAACTAGCAAATGAAAAGCTAGATGCAACAATGCTTCATGACATGAAAACAAAAAGAATACAGGATGCCTATCGAGATGGTGGAGATGCCCCAACTCGTGATGAAACATTCAAGCCGCCGCGGTTAGCAATATTTATGGAGGCTGTTCCTGTCCATAGTGACTCAAATCCAAGTGATGAAGCTGGTGAAACTTTAACGATATTAAAGGTTCATATATATGACAAACAATGTAGTGCATATACTGGAGTCCAACAAATGCTCCAAGCATCTCGAAATGATTCTATGGGGGCAATAAACCAGGCAACGTTTACAGCTCAAAAAGATGGTGATGCGGCAACACAAAATAAAACTCAGTCTGGCCAAAATGAAGAATGGATGAATGCAATCAAGGCAGCTATGGATGCTGGCTTAATCGAGGTACTAGATACAGAGGGAAAACAAAAGGCAGCTGTTGATGTATCAGAGTTAAAAAAAGGAGAAGCCTCAATACGAATGAAGGGGGGATTTCCTGCCCTTAAGGCATTTGTTAAGAAGACAATGCCAACGATCATATATGGTTCTCAAAACTCAGCAATACTGTCTGCAGATCTTAGTAGCATGAATGACCCTGCATTAACATCGATACACATGATGAGACAAGGTCAAGCTAATGCCTCTACTAGCGCAGTGTCCCAAGATAGAGGTGTACCGCTAAAGGTATCTCCTACGCAACTAAGCCTAGATATAATTGGTTGTCCAATCATAAGGTACGGCCAACAGTTTTTTGTCGATTTTGGAACTGGGACAACGGCCGATAACGTCTATGCAGTGAATGGTATTTCTCATTCGATATCGTCAGGCGAATTTAAGACGTCACTTAAGATGCTTCAGCTAGATACTTTCGGTAAGTATGAGTCAACATTGAACAGCATTGTGAAAGCAGCTGAGACACTTCAGGATGCTGATAAACAAGCTGCAGCCCCAGATTCTGAATGAACACTTGTCATAAACGTTGTATGTTTGATACATGTTAATATCTGTACATCCAAGTATTTTAGGCGTTTCGAAATATCTAGTTTGTGACCCCGAGTCCGGCTCATATTCATGGTCATCTATAAGCCCTGCTGATGCCTGGGTATTCGGTGATCCTTCCGAAGTAAAGAGTTTAGATGTTATAATGAAGATGGGGGATATAGAGATTCCTCAAATAGAAAACTCTGCCCATACAAGGGCTTTTAGAACTCTTATGGGTAACGAGACGCCCAGATTACCGTGGCATAAAGTATTGCCAGCATATCGTTTCCAGGAGATGATACAAGCGTTGGTGTCTAGCCTCACACAGGCCCTGGAGTCCTTTATTGGCTGTGCATATGGGGAAACCTTTATTGCGGAGCGTGCCTTCCTCCTGGGCCTCTCTAGGGCTCGTGTAGATGCACAAAAGCTCTCTAAGTATTTGGAATCCGAGGATAACTCTACGGTAACTAGTATTTTGAATAGTTTTAACCCCTTGGCAGACGGTACGGCACGCCCGGTAGTATATGATCAAACTGCAACAAGCACTGGTCGCCTCACTGTAAAGAGCGGCCCTATGATCCTGACATTACCTAAAAAATATCGAGATTTGATAACATCTGAATATGATGGTGGGGAGATTATCCAGCTTGACTTTGTCTCTCTCGAACCGCGGGTTGCAAGGTTCATTTCTGGCAATGTTCCAGAGATGGATGTATACAACAGTATATCAAAAGAGCTATTCCAAGGAATGCTCTCTAGGGATCAGGCAAAATTAGCTGTTCTATGTGCACTATACGGAGCTTCAGCTAGAAGGCTCCAGAATATGTTAGGTAATGATCTAAATTCAGTCCAAGTGATCCAGGGTGTTAAGAAGTATTTTGGGGTTGCCAAGCTAACGAACCAGCTTACATATGCACTCAAAGATACTGGTCATATGACTAATTTATTTGGTCGAAAATTAGTTCCTGATAGGCTAGATGAAAATGTATTAGTAAACCACTATATCCAATCAACCTCGGCTGACGTTGCATTATTAGGATTTCAAAATGTAATGAATGAGCTACAAGATATGGACACAGGCATTAAGCCGCTGTTTGTAATTCATGATGCATTAATTCTGGATGTGCCCCCATCATGTAGTTCAAAAATAAGGACCCTCGCGACGAAAGGGATTGATGTAGGTGGAATAGGGTCTTTTCCACTTGGATTAGAAGTCATCAGGGCGTCTGGCGTATAGTTATTAGTAGAAGAAGGTGTGATATGACAAAGTTACAAAATGAAGCTTTTATTCGGTCTCAAATTCGACGTATTCTATCCGAGGAAGAAGAGAAACCTGGGGATGAACCGAAAGAAGAGAAGCCCAAAAGCAAATCTAAACCTGGCCGTCGATCAAGCGGCAAAACAGTCTTGGGCGGAATTGGTCAAGGGAACATATCTGGGATGATGAAAGATATGTTCGGCGGTGGCAAAAAACAGGATCGCCTTGCAGAGATGAATCCTAGCAAGTTAATGAGTAACCTAAAGGTTTCTGGTGTTCAAGGAAAAGATGACCAATCAAAAACAGAGGATCTTTTGGAAAAGGCAGTCGGTGGAACCGAAGCCATGGGAGAGGCATTCAGTACCCCAGAAGAAAAGAAAGATTCTCAAGGTCGATGGGGATACTATATCTCTAATAAAGGCCTAGAAAAAGATCGATATGCAGTACTATTTGTCTATGATACCGTCCGCGGTGCCGTTAAGGCACGTACGCTACAGCTAGATGCAAAAGTCAAAGTTGAAGCAGCATCAGGTGGTGCTTTGGTGTATGGCGTTGATAGTGACGATGATAAGTGGAATCACAACAAAGCGAAGTAGATTCTTGTAAACTTGCTCTACATGTGATATAATCTTCATAGGACTTTATGGAGATAATCATGGAACTTGACTTCGATCAAATCAAATCAAATTGGGATACCTTTGAACGACTATGCCGCAAGGCATTCGAAAATGAGCAGGATGAATTAATCGGTTCATTATTGGATACGTTAGGCGAAAGGATCCTGGCATGTCCAGCATCAACTAAGTTAGAACAAGGTGGTGCATATGCAGGTGGCTTGGTTGAACATGCACTGACCGTAACTTCTCGCATGCGAAAGCTGGCCCAAGCTCATGAAGTAACACAAGATGTTAAGTCAATTCTTCGAGTTGGTCTATTACATGAGTTAGGAAAAATTGGTGGCCTGGAAGAAGATCTCTTTATAGATCAGGATTCGAATTGGCATCGGGAAAAACTTGGTCAGATGTACAAATATAATGAAGCCCTCCCGAAAGTTGCCGTACCACATTTAACGTTGTACTTACTGCAACATTTTTGTGTACAATTAACCCGTGATGAATGGTTGGCAATCCACCTGTCTCAGGGGTCACATCTCGATGAAAACCGGTTTTATATTCGAAATGAACCGATGCTAGCAGTACTTTTACAACAGGCAAAACAGGCAGTATTACTTCAATCAAAGGATGCTGTGAATGCCGACGTATAATAAGTTAGTTCGAGATAAGATCCCAGAAATACTAGACGAAAAGAG